TACAAACGGACATTCTCTACTTGGACCTGAATAATTATCTAATGACATTATAACCTTTCTTGTACTCTTTCTAAAGTAGGTACCTTAATTTTTAAACCAGCCACCATATCTCCAACTGGGTCTTTTAAAAGGTCTGGGTTTCTTAATGTAAACACCCACCATAGATTCGAATCAGCATATAATTCGTGAGCAAGTAAGTCTGGTCTATTTTCTGTTCTTTTGTCTATTGTAATAGTAACGTCTGTTACAGATGGTTTGAATCCTTTGAGATTTAAATAATTTATATCTAAATAAAAGTCTCTTTCTTTTGCATTTTTAACAAAACTGTTTTTGGTTGCTGACATTATGTATACTTACCTCCTAATGAACCTTGAGTCATCAGATCTAAGTCAAACCTTTTTCTCAATTCTGCAGGATTATACTGTGGTGCTAAATCTATTAATATATCAACACTACTAGGCACATAAGTTGTAAAGTTATCTGAACCATCTCGTTGATGTAAAAACAGATTGTCTGCTTCTTCTTTATATATTGCCTTAGTTGCAAAATAGTCTTGAGTATCGACTGGTACATAATCCACATCGTCTCTTAACTGATAAGAATAAGTTCTAACAACAACCGGAACTTTGTCATAACCATTTGGGCCTAGGTAACTAAATGCTAACACAGGAGGCACTCTAAATCCTGTGTTCATTGCTCCTCTTCCGTTCTGAGCCTTTGTTGCTATTTTTAAAAAGTTTAAAACTGCTAATAAATATCTTGCCTCATTTACATTATTTGCTGTAAACGGTCCACTCACTGTGAACACAGGCGGTGTGCTGTGCATAAAACTGTATATAGGATAGTTATAATGAGTAAACGTCATTTCATTATAGTTTGCTTGTCCTGTCACAAGTATTGTAGGAGTATATGGATATATGATGCCGCCTATTTCTTTAAGTGGTGCTAATATAGTATCTTGTCTTCCTCCTAATTCTTCTCCTTCGCCGTGACCTAACACTTGTCTCATTTCTTTGTTTTTGAGGTTTGGTCCAAATATTTGGTCAAAGTCTGCTTTTTTGTACGGACCTATTTTTGCTCGCCAATCAGTAGGACTAAGACGTCTGTCTCCTACTTGATTTGTAATAACTGTTTGTTGGTCTGCCATTAAGTTCTCCTAATAAACAGTATTTATCGTTATCAATAAAACACGTTTTAATATAAAGAAAAGCATAAGTAATACTTGACAATGCCGTAAAAGTGTACTATAATTGTTTAAAAATATATTTGGAGAACAAATGGCTAAAACAAATTATCTTAATAATAAAGATATCTTATTAGAGATTCACAAAAGCAAAATGTCGTTTTGTTGGGTTAAATCACAAAACCACTATGATTTTGACGTTATTGTGGATCACGTAGATGAGATTGATGATAACGCAATCCAAACTGCAAGAATCAATAAATCACAAAAACTTAAAGAAGTAAACTATAAAGCCGCAGTAGCAGAATACAGTGGCCCAGCAAACAAGAAACCTAGACAAAAAGAATTTATTGTTGAGCCTGATAGTTTTGCTTTGGAAGAATTAACTTTTAGAGTTATGGAGTTTGACCACATACCTGATGAGCCAGGAAGGAAAAACAATCCTAAGAATATTGCAGAAACAAAAGTAAAACTAAACTTTTTACCATTTAAACATTATGCCTTCAAAGATGACGAACTTATTGAAGTGGCAAGAAGTCATTGGGAAGGTGGTCCTAAGAGTGGTAAGTTTGATTTAACAAAAGGAAGTATTACTCCCAAGTTGGGTCATATGTTTTTGAAGTTAGTCGAACGTTACAGTCAAAGAGCCAACTGGAGAGGTTACACTTACGTTGACGAAATGAGAGGACAGGCATTAGTTCAATTAGCACAAATTGGTTTACAGTTTAATGAAGCAAAATCGGATAATCCATTTGCTTATTATACTGCCGCAATTACTAATAGTTTTACAAGGGTTTTGAATATTGAAAAACGTAATCAAAACATCAGAGATGATTTACTTATCGAAGCAGGGCAGTTGCCAAGTTTCACAAGACAAATCAAACACGAAGAAGAAGTTAAAGCAGAAAGAGAATTAGCAGAGCAGGAAAATACCAATTTAGATGAATCTATTTAAACACGCCGCAGTATTCACAGATATACACTACGGCTTGAAGTCAAATAGTGGTGTACACCTACGAGACTGTAATAAATTTATAGACTGGTTTATTGCCGAGGCTCACGCCAGAGGAGCAGAGACCTGTTTGTTTTTAGGTGACTGGCATCATCAACGTGCAAGTGTAAACGTAGCAACACTAAATGCAAGTTGGAAAGATTTAAAGAAACTTAATGACGCATTCGAGACTGTATATTTTATAACAGGCAATCACGATTTATTTTACAGAGACAAACGTGAACTCAACAGTATGGAGTTTGCCAGAGACTTAGATAACTTTGTTATGGTAGATGAGATAATGGAACAGGGAGACTGTGCTATTATTCCTTGGCTTGTAGGCGATGAACATAAAAAAGTTGCAAAAATGCAAGTTAAGTATATGTTTGGTCATTTTGAATTACCGTACTTTAAAATGAATGCAATGGTAGAGATGCCAGACCACGGTGGTATAAAAGCAGAACATTTAGAAGGTCCTGAGTATGTGTTTAGTGGACATTTTCACAAACGTCAATACAAAAACAACATACATTATATAGGCAATGCTTTTCCACACAATTACGCAGATGTATTTGACAATGAACGTGGTGCAATGTTTTTAGAATGGGACGAAGAGCCTGTGTTTGTAAACTGGCCCGATTGTCCTAGATATGTAAGTTGTGGACTAAAGCAACTGTTAGATGAGAAAGATTCATTACTAAATGAAAACACTTATGCAAGAGTAAAAATAGATGTGCCTATCAGTTATGAAGAAGCAACATTTATCAAAGAAGCATTTAGTAAACAATTTGGGGTAAGAGAACTTAGTCTTATACCTGCAAAAGAAGAATCAGAAGAATATGTAGAAGAAGATATTCATTTTGAAACTGTGAATCAAATTGTGTTACAGCAATTAGAAACTGTAGAAAGCAATACAATTAACAGACAAATGCTGATAGACATTTACAACGATATAGAAATTTAATATGCTAAAGATTAAATCATTAACTGTAAAGAATTTTATGAGTGTTGGCAACAACACACAAGGAGTAAGGTTTGACAGTGAAACACTTACACTGGTTTTAGGTAATAATTTAGACCTAGGCGGAGACGGTAGCAGAAACGGTACAGGTAAAACTACTATTATCAATGCACTCAGTTATGCATTATACGGCGAAGCATTAACAAACATCAGACGTGATAATCTTATCAACAAAACAAATGGTAAGAATATGGTTGTGAGTGTGGAGTTTGAAAAGAATGGCATTGAATACAAAATAGAAAGAGCAAGACGCCCTAACTTTTTAAAGTTTTATGTGAATGGCGAAGAAAAAGAAGACCAAGAGCAACAGGGCGACAGCAGAGAGACGCAAAAAGATATAGAAAAACTAATTGGTTTTAGTCATAATATGTTCAAACATATTGTTGCCTTAAACACCTACACTGAACCTTTCTTAGGTATGAAAGCAAATGACCAACGTGCTATGATTGAGCAACTGTTAGGTATCACTGAACTTAGTGAAAAAGCAGAAATATTAAAAGTTAGATTAAAAGATACTAGAGATGCTATCAAAGAAGAAGAAATACGAATAAATGCTGTTAAAGAAAGTAATAGCAGAGTAGAAAAAAGTATAAAAGACATAGAAAGCCGCAGTAAGGCTTGGCAAAAAAACAACAATGATAAAATTGCTAACTTTGAAACTGCTATTTCAACTCTACAAGAAATAGATATTGATGCTGAACTAGAATCACATACAGCATTAAGTGATATAATCGAAAAGACTAACTTAAAAAATCAACTGCAAAAAGAGTTAGACTCTAATGTGTCTAGTCTTGCGAGGTCAGACAGCAGAATACAAGAAATCAAAGAGCATATTGAAAAAGCAAACGAAGGTGTTTGCCCTGCTTGTGAGCAACCTACAGCACATTTGGACACACACGAAGAATACACAAAAGACTTACAAAACAAATTAGCAAAAGAAGAAGACCATTTTAAAGAATTGGACGAAGGTATTACTACACTTACACAACAAATAAAAGAAATAGGTGATATTGCTGAAAAACCAGAAGTATTTTACAGCACAAAGGAAGAAGCAATAGCACATCAAAACAATTTAAACAATATTGCTCAACAATTAAAAGATGCTATGGCATTAGAGAATCCTTACATAGAACAAATTAAAACATTAGAAGAAACAGGATTACAAACTATTAGTTGGGACACAGTAAATGAACTTAACGAATTACGTGAACATCAAGATTTCTTATATAAGTTATTGACTTCTAAAGATAGTTTTATTAGAAGACGTATAATTGACCAAAACTTAATGTTCTTAAATCATAGGCTCGCGAACTACCTAGAACGCATAGGATTACCACACGATGTTAAATTTAAAAGCGATTTAAGTGTAGAAATTACAGAGTTTGGACGTGACTTAGACTTTGATAATCTCAGTAGAGGAGAGCGAAATAGACTCATTTTAAGCCTTAGTTGGGCATTCAGAGACATATATGAGAGTCTTAATCAGCCTATGAATTTCCTTTGCATAGACGAACTCATAGACAGTGGATTAGACGGTGTAGGTGTTGAAAATGCTCTTAGTATACTTAAGAAGATGAGCAGAGAACAAAACAAAAACATTTACTTAATCAGTCATAGAGAAGAATTACAAGGCAGAGTAAACAATGTATTAACCGTAATCAAAGAGGGAGGCTTCACTAGTTACAATACCGATACGGAGTATGTAAACTAATGAGCGATTGGGTTTACAAAGGAAAAGTAGTAGACACACTTCCGGAAGATTGCGAAGCATTTGTGTACTTAATCACAAACAATCAAAATGGTATGAAGTATATTGGTAAAAAACTTGCCAAATTCAAAACGACCAAACCTCCTTTAAAAGGCAGAAAGAACAAAAGACGTGGCACTAAAGAAAGTGACTGGCGAGACTATTGGGGCAGTAGTGACCATCTACAAGAAGATGTTAAGGAACTAGGCGAAGACCAATTTACTAGAGAGATATTAGAGTATTGCCCTAGTAGAGGAGTAGCAAGTTACATTGAAGCAGAACTACAATTCAAACACAAAGTATTACTGAGCGACGATTATTACAACGGAATTATCAACGTTAGAGTCGGCGGTTCACAAATTTTAAAAGAAGCATTAAAAGATAGATAACTATTTTTGCAACAGCAAACATTACGGCACATCTGGCAATAAAAAACACACAAGGCTACACATAGGTCCATACACCACCCCATCGAGGCTATTAATATCGATTTCCCTGACAATCCGGCAATGGAAACACCCGGTGCGAGATTCTGGAATGTATGGCGTTAAATGAAATACAGACAAACGACAAACAGTA